GTGCTTGAGTAGCATCCTCATGATCGCATGGTGGTACTTCAATTCCTGCTCGTCGTACACCTCGTAGAGTAGGTCGCCCAGACGAACCGAGTAGGTGAAGTCGTTCCCGTAGTTCCGGATGATCTCGTTCATCTTCCCTATCTTCAACGCATGCAGCAGGCCGGCCCACAGTTTGCGCGGGCTCTTGATGATCCCGTGCGGCGTGAAACGCCAACCGCAGAAGTCCGGCTTCCGGGTGACGCACGGCTTGGCAGTGAGCATGAAGTGTTTCTCGTGCTTGGCCCAAGTGCGGCGCAGTGCGCAGACTCGGTCCCGTGCGAAGTCGTCGCCGACGTGCACAGCGACGGTGTCTCCGACATCGTACATGAGCGCGTCGAAAGCGATGGCTCCGTACGTGTTGAAGTCCAGCGTGGGCCCCTCTCCGCTCAGGCGCATGATCGCAAGTTGGAAGGCGAACACCCTGGCGTGACACTTGATCCAGATGTAGCCCTCGATGACGTGCCCAGGTACGTTCAGGTACCTCATGAGCATCACTTCGAAGTTGAGGAAAGAAGCGTCCTGCGACTGGTCGTACTGGGTGAAGTCAGAGGTGAAGTTGTCTCGACTGAAGTTCCAGAACTCCATCACGAAGTGGTCCAGCTCTTTCGGGGTCTTCTCGCTGTTGATGAAGATGTGTTTGGGTTGCACACCGTTCAGTACGCGCCGCGCGTAGCGTGCCATGACCCCGTACCGCATCACCACGTTCTGCTTGAAGGAGGCGATCGTCTGGCCCGCCTTGAGCGGCTGTCCGAGCTTCTCTTCCTTCCTCACGTACTGCGACTTGTTGAACAGCGCGATGAAGTCGTCGTCAAAGTCGGGGTCCTGCCGGGCTGATCCGTTGGCTAGCTGCTCCTCTGTCTTGCTCAGGTAGGCGCGTTCGACTTCGGCCTCGCATTCCGCCCACAGGGTAGGGTTGAACGGGATGCCTGAGCCCTTGAGGTGCATCCGCGCCTTGAACGCTTCAAAGAGAAG